AGCCAAATAACTGCTTAGAATTAAACACAACCACTCAAGCTATAGACAGAACAGGCACAGCCGAAAGATGGTCAAGTGCCCCAACTTCTACGGATATAAATCTAGCCACACACGGTTCAGTGAATGGTAGTGGGGACACTTACATCGCCTACCTCTTCGCCTCCTGCCCAGGCGTAAGTAAAGTGGGAAGCTACACGGGAACGGGCTCTACGCTCAATATTGATTGTGGCTTCACTAATGGCGCGCGATTTGTGTTAATCAAGCGCACAGACGGCGCGGGCGGTTGGTATGTTTGGGACACCGCTCGCGGCATTTCAAGTGGCAATGATCCGTATTTGCGCCTTAACTTAACAAGCGCTGAAGTGACAACGGATGATTTTCTTGATCCATTAGCTTCAGGCTTTACTGTTCCTGGAGCAGCTCCTGGAGAATTAAATACCAACGGCGGGCAATACATCTTCCTTGCCATTGCCTAATTTCCCCTTCATCAATAATTAATCATGGAACTCCGTAATCGCATTACTGGCGTCGTCGTAAATCAAGACGAGTTTTGCCGCGAACACCCACAGACCAGCTTCCCGCCAGTCATTACTCCTGAGATCATCGATGATTTCGGCTACGACCCAGTGCTGGAAGGTCCGCAAGCAACGGTCACACCGCCCTATCAATACAGCCAGCGGGATGGTGTCGAAGAAATCAACGGGCAGTGGTTCACCAAATACATCGCCGGTCCCGTCTTCCAGGACTACACCGACGACCAAGGCGTGGTGCATACCGCAGCAGAGCAGTATGAGGCGTATTGCTTTGGCAAGGATGCTGAGCAAGCCAAGGTGGTACGCGATGACCGCAACCGCCGCCTCGCTGATTGCGACTGGACCCAACTTGCCGACAGCCCTTTAGATGCTGACGCCAAGTTGGCGTGGCAGCTCTACCGTGAAACGCTGCGCATGGTGCCCGAGCAAGCTGGGTTTCCTTGGAACGTGCAGTGGCCACCTGTACCTGCTTAATTATTCGGCAGTATTATTAAATAAAGGTTATTAGTTATGGCAATTGATTTTCCTTCTAGTCCAACAACAGGACAATATTTGGGATGGAACTAAATGGACTTCTTCTGCAACTAATAGTCCTTTTAGTTTAGGTAGCGCATCAACGCCATCTATTACCTTTATTGGTGACACTAATACAGGACTTTATAGCCCTGGAGCTGATCAGGTTTCTATTGCAACATCAGGTTCTGAACAGATCAGAATTGGTTCTAATGGAGAAATTGGAATAGGTGGTGCCACTTATGGTACAAATGGCCAAGTCTTAACGAGTTCTGGTTCAGGATCTGCGCCTTCTTGGTCAACACTTCCAACATCTTTAGTTCCAGCTGATATTGGAGTAACCGTTCAAGGTTATGATGCAACAACTCTAAAGAGTGCTGATATTGGAGTAACCGTTCAAGGTTATGATGTAGACACAGCTAAACTCGATGCAGCACAAACTTGGTCTGCAGCTCAAACATTTGGAGCTGATTTAACACTTAATTCTCAGTATGATTTGCGTTTTGCAGACGCAGATAGTAGTAACTGGGTTGCTTTCCAAGCACCTGCAACTGTTGCTAGTAATGTTACTTGGACCCTGCCAAATGCAGATGGTACAACAGGTCAAGTATTAAGTACTAACGGTGCAGGTGTTTTAGCTTTTGCTACTATTGCTGCTGGGTCTTCTCTAAATGTCGCAAGCAAAACAAGCGCCTACACAGCAGTAGAAGCAGATTCAGGCTACATGCTTTTATGTAGTGGCAGTTGGACTTTATCTTTAACTGCAGCTGCTACATTAGGAGATGGCTGGTATTTGTTTGTTAAAAATATAGGAACAGGAACAATTACTATTGACCCCAATGCTTCTGAGCTTATTGGAGGTGTATCAACTGCTGCGCTGAATCCCGGTGATTTATGGTTATTTTCTTGCACGGGAACTGCGTTTGAACTGAATAGATTAGAAGGATTTAATTATCAAGACTTCTCATCTTCTGGAACATTTACTGTGCCTTCTGGAGTTAGGCGTCTCTTTGTCCAAGCTTGGGGAGCTGGAGGCGGCGGTGGAAGAACTAATAATAACTATCTAATAGGTTCAGGAGGCGGAGGAGGAGGTTATGGCGCTGGGTATGTAAACGTTACACCTGGCGACTCTTGTACGATTACAGTTGGAACTGGGGGTTCAGGGGCTTCAAGCACCAACTCCTTCGGTACTAGCGGTGGACAGTCTTCATTTGTACATTCTTCAAAAACTATTAGTGGAAACGGAGGATCAGGAGGAGGATACACTAATCCAAGCAGCGCTGGAGCATCTGGCGGGTCAGGTAGTGGAGACTGGAGTCTATCGGGATCCTTTGGATTAGGATTTCTTGATACACAAAGTAATTCTATGTCTTCATTTGGAGGATTTGGAGCATCCGGCTCCAGGGGAGGTCTTGCATTAACTAACGGTGGTACTCTTGCATTTTATAATTTTGCTTATCCGAGCTCTCCAGGTGGCGGCGGTGCAGGAGGAGGTGCTCTTGGAAGTGCCCAATCTGGCTCAGACGGTCTTGTACGTATTCAATGGGTGTAATCATGTCTAATTACGCAATTATCGAAAACGGTATCGTTGTTAATACCGCAGTTGCAGAAGCCGATTTTGCTAATAGTCAAGGATGGGTCCAGCTTCAAGGCAATGCGGGTATTGGCTGGGAATACGATGGAAACGCTTTTAAGAATCCAAACGCATTAACAGAGCAAGAGCTATTAGCCTTGAAAGCAAAAAGCTTAAGAGAGCAGCGCAACCAACTTTTAAAAGAAGAGGTTGATGTGCTTAATCCTTTGCGTTGGGAATCAATGAATGCACAATTACAGGATTCCTGGCGAACTTACAGGCAAGCACTTCTAGATGTTCCTCAGCAACAAAATTTTCCAGAAACAGTTGTATGGCCAGTTAAACCTCAGTAGTTAATTACATTATTACTTCTTAGCTGTATTTATTTATAATGGGTACAGCTTTTTAATGTACTCATGCGGATCTCCGATGCTGGCCTAGCACTTATCAAAGAATTTGAAGGACTCCGCTTAAAGAGCTACCTTTGTCCAGCTGGCGTCTGGACTATTGGCTGGGGACACACTGGCCCTGATGTAAAAGCCAATATGACCATCAGCGAAGACCAAGCTGATCGGTTTCTCCGTGCTGATGTAGCGCAGTTTGAACGGGCCGTACAAGATCTGGTTGTTGCTAGGATTAACCAGGCACAGTTTGATGCCTTAGTCTCCTTCACATACAACTGTGGTGCTGGCGCATTAGAGCGTTCTACCTTAAGGAAGCGTCTTAATAACAACGAAGATCCTAATAAAGTTGCAGAAGAAGAGTTACCTAAGTGGGTTAAGGGTGATCATGGTGTCACTCTCCCAGGTTTAGTAGAGCGGCGAAAGAAAGAAGTTCTACTGTTTACTTCAGGTCGAGCAGAGAAACAGAAGCAAAATGAAATTGATATTACATGTACTGTTGATACCTTTCTTAAAAAAGAACCAATTCCCAGTGGTGATCTAAGGCCGGATCAAAAGGTGCGCATCAAAGAAGATCGCAGCTATAAAGGTGTAGAAGTTATTGCTAAAAAAGATAAACATACACAGCTTGTATTCCCTTATAACCTAGGTACCTGGTGGGTTTTTGATGAACACTGGTATGGATTAAAAGGTGTTCTTAATCACCCTAAAGATAAAGCAGAGATTAAATATGATGGCGTTAAATTAGCTGTTCCCTATCAATCACAGCGTGATAACTATAGAGATGCAAGCCGTACTTGCTTCTCCTCTGCTTGCGCCATGGCTGCCATGTACCTACGCCCTGGTTGCATCAGTACTGATAATGATTATCTTAAAAAGGTTTTTGCTATTGGTGACACTGTTGAAGTGGCCACTCAACTCAAAGTTCTCCAAAGCCTTGGCTTTAGTCCTAAATTCAAACAGAATGGCACCATCGAAGAGCTCAAGCAACGCCTCGATGAAGATGTACCCTGTCCAGTTGGTATCCTCCACAAAGGCCCTGCCAATGCCCCCACAGGTAGTGGTCACTGGATCTGTGTGATTGGTTACCAGGATGAAGCCAAGAAGTTCATTGTCCATGACCCCTGGGGACAACTTGACAACTACACTGGCGAATACAAAACAACCAATGGTAAAGAAGTGCTCTATACCTACAACTTCTTCTATAGGCGCTGGATGGTAGAAGGAGAAGGTACGGGCTGGTGGATTGACTTAAAGTAAATTACTATTGCAAAAAATCTGTACCTATGGACACCATTATTTCTGATTTAGAAACTGGTCTGCAAGTTCAACTCTCCTCTCTTGCTGAAACAATTCGAGAAGAGGAAGAAAAGATCTTACGTAATAAAGAAGGTTATCTTAAAGTTCAGGGTGCTCTTGAGATTCTTACGGTGATCAAACAGCGCCAGCTGGAGCAAGCAGCTCAAGAAACTAAAGATCAGCTGACTGTTGCAGGACTAGATTGATGTTGGGAGAGTTCACGCCAGGTCGTTATCGAGCACTGGAGTTAATTGCAGATCATGTTCGAGAACCCTCGCGTGAACTCCGTTTGGACGCAATTATCTGTGATATTTCTGATGAAGATCTACGGTGGGTGACGGATCGAATCCACCACTTCATTTTGAAACTATTAGAAGATGCAGAGTATGACCCTGCAGATGAAGAATCGGGATGACAGGATTTGAACCTGCGGCATCTGCGTCCCAAACGCAGCACTCTGACCAAACTGAGCTACATCCCGAGATAGGAGCGGTGGGACTCGAACCCACAAGGTCAAAGACCAGCGGATTTTAAATCCGCAGCGTAGACCAATTCCGCCACACTCCCTAACGAACATAGTTTAGCGGATAGTACAGGTTTGTGTGCCCTAATTTGATGTTAGGAATTATGAACAAACATGTTCCATAGTGAGAACGATTTACTAGCTAACTTAATTGTTCTTAGTCCTAAATGTGCACGCAAGAAATTCAGAGAATCTATATTTGAAGCCTGGCATTACAAATGTGCTTACTGTGAAAAGCAACTTTGTGATCGCACTGCAACCATTGACCACGTAATCCCTAAACATAAAGGAGGTCACAGCACACGCAATAACCTTGTTTGCTGCTGCACCTCTTGTAATAAATCAAAAGCATCTGAGCTACCATTTAACTGGTTTACTAGCAAGCATTCTTTTTATTCTGAGGAGAGAGCAAGTAAAATTAAAGAGTGGCTTAATCAAAAACCACAGACTGTATCTTTATTTAGTTTTATTGATTCTGTTGTAACAGCATGATGTATCCAGGGGACGAAGCAGAACCAACGCCAGAAGTCTTTTTGAAAGACTTCATGCAACAGAAGGGTTTAATGCCGCCTCCTGATCCAGATGCTGTTATTGCTGAATTAAAAACAGAACGTATTCCTGAGTACCGCAAAATTATTGGTGTAGGTATCCCAAGTATGGAGATTACCAGCAAAGAAAGATATCGCAATTATTACGGTTAATGCCATGGCAGATCGAGCTAAAGCACAAAAGCTAGCTAAGGATCGAATGGCTTGCAACAAACCACAGCGTACTCCTAACCACCCGACCAAATCACACGTGGTTAAAGCATGTGAAGGCGGTAAAGAAAAGATTATCCGCTTTGGTCAGCAGGGAGTACAAGGAGCAGGTAGAAATCCTAAGACTGCCAAAGATAAAGCAAGAAAGAAATCATATTATGCTAGACATAACGCACAAGATCCCAACCCAGATAAGATGTCGGCTCGTTACTGGAGCCACAAAGTTAAGTGGTAAAACCAATGGCTAAAGCAAAAATGGAACCCAAGGCAGTTTGTTACTGCCATCTTGTCCAGCTTCTGCGGGATACATCACATCTGTTGAATCAAACTTATATTGTCCACTGGAATCTGATGGGCAGTAAGTTTTATTCCATTCATAAATTAACGCAAGAGATTTATGAAGAAATGCAAGAGGGTTTAGATACTATTGCAGAACACCTGCGCTCTCTTGATATCAGCACACCGCTTAGCGTTGAGGATCTCAATAGTTCGCCCATGCCTCCCATTCCTGAGAGCTGCTTTGATCAGGATGGGATGATTCGTGCACTTGCTATTAACCATAATGGTTTGGCAGAATCATTTAACCAACTTGCAGAAGAAGCTGAAGTTTTAAAAGATCAGTTGACCTTAGACTTAGCTGTAGAGCGTGGCCGCGCTCATAAAAAATTCCAGTGGCTTTTAAAATCTAACTTAGGCTGACACCATGGTTACTTACTTTCAAGATACAATTTTTGATATCAGCCCAACATTAACAGCACCTGGCAACGGTAATTTATTACAAGTTGCTGTTAATAATACTTTCTCAACTCAAAGTTATACTTTGATTGTTATCGTTGCTAATGTTAATAGCCATGTAGATGTTTCGTTAGATGGTAGTATTGATGGTACTAACTTTGTTCCTATCATTGCTAGCCAGCGAGTTGCAGCAAATGGCGCTTCTGTATTTTCAGTAACTGGGCGTCCAGTAAAGTGGATTCGTCCTGTTTTTATTACAGAGTCTGGCGGTACTGATGCCACTGTGAGCTTCCAAGTTGCTGCAGCATGATGAACCCTACTCCGGAACAGCTGCTTGAGCGTTACAAAACGCTTGTTACCATGGCCTTACCGCCAATGGTTGAAGGCTCTGATGAAGACCTCGGCTACATGGGGACCCCTTCCTTTGCCGTTGATCAGAGGTATATACCGTTACGAAATACAACTACAATCTGATGGTAGCAAAAAATTGCACAACTGTTAGGATGTAGAGACGGATTGGTAAATTTTCAATGGATGCCAATGCCCTAGATCTGCCAATTGATAGCGAATTCGCAATTCATGCAGCAGCCCTGGCAATCAAAGACCTAGATCGAGATGAATTAGAAGAAGCGTTTGTTGACATGCTTCACATGAAGATGATGGATCGGCAAATGTTCTTAAGCATCTTGAAAGAACATGGTATTGATGCCGACATTAGCTTTCAATTTCAAACTCACAACCAAGTCAACTGATAATGCCTACCCTTACATTCCAAGGTACTGACGATACCTTTACCGCTTCTGGTTCTGAAATCACCTACAAAGGCGATGGTCTTCCTAATGATGCGAGTGGCGACCTTTGCCAACGTGCTTTCCTTGTTAACCCCGCTAGCACTGGCGACTTGATTGTTAAAGTTGATAGCAGTGTTGGTGTTGACACCATCCAGATCTTCCAAGAAGACGACTTCACGGCAGGCAACCCTCCAACCGGCTATCAGAAGTTCTTCAACATTGCTAAAGCTGGTAAGAGCAAAGGTGTTGTTGCAGTTAACGTAACAGATGCCAGCAAAAACTACGTGGTGATCCTGACCACACCTGACGCCTACAGCGAAATCAGCTATAACGGTTCTGTTGTTGTTCCGTAAGACTTCTGTCTTATATCAATGAGTACAGCCTCCAGTTGATCCGGCGGTACACACCCTGTCGGATC